CCTATACGTAGTAGACAATTTCGCGCCCCCTCGGTATTTCCAGGATCTCGGAGCCGGTTAACCGGTTCGAGTTAATCAAAAAATCGAGCTGGTCGTCCACGGATCCGTATAGCTCCGCCGCCAGGTCGACTATTGTACGCGCCCGGTCGAGGACGATACGGCGCTCCTGTTTGAGCGTAAAGGATATCTCTACTAGGAAACCCGCGGTAAGCGCTACGGCTTCCTGTAGTTTCTGGTAGGCCTCCCCGGTATCAATTTCCGCTATGTTGTCGTAATTCGCGTCGCGCCAGTCTGCGACGTCCTGGAACTGGTTAAGGACCGCTTCGGCGGCCTCGAGCGCTTCCGTTTTCGTCTCGAACTGGTTATTTACGACCGAGACCACGGAGCCGGTAACGTAGCCGGAGGCGTATAGCTCGCGCGCCAGGAAACGGTTAACCCCGGTCGAGTCTGCGTCGGGCTCTACCCCCGCGCCGTCCCCTGATATGATCGAGGCCGCCAGGTTACGGTAGGCCGATAGCCGGGCGCTTATGTTCTCGGCCGCGCGGGCCGGGGCCTGGATTAGCTGGGTAGTCTGAAACGCCAGGGTTAGCGGCTGCGAGATAAGAACGTCGATACCCTGGTTAATCGAGTCGTTTATCGCGTTGAACTGTTCGCGTACGGCGTCGGTCGCGTCGGCTACGGTCTGTAACCCGGACTTCGCGCCGCCTATAAGCGCCTGATAGTCGCCCTTAAAGTTCGCGCGCTCGGCGGCCGTGCCCAGGCTAACGCCGCCTTCAAATTGCGCGGCGCCGGCTTCGTTATACCCCCCGACCGCGGCGAGTACCGCGCTCGCGGGGTCTTGTTGCGACGACGGGTAAATAAGCCCGACGGTCTCCCAGAATGTAACCTCTACGACCGCCTGGTTAGCGGCGGTTTTCAGGTCGTACCGGCGCTTAATCGAACCGAACGGAACGACGTTGATCGAACCGTATATCGGGTGTTCGAGCTTGCCGGCGCCGCGCTCGAGTAGCCCGGCCTCGAAGGCGTCGGCCTCCTGGTCGTAGTCGTTACCCCAGAAAAACGCCCGGAGCGGGTACCGGCGACCGGAGCGCCCGAGGTCCTGGACGTACGTACCGTCGGCGTCCGGGAACTCGTAACCCGTGGTTTTCTTCTCGACCGAGCGGCTTACGTCCTCGTAGTCGAAGACAGTACGCGCCCCGCTGGGGGACGTATACGCCGCTTCTCGTATTCTATCGTTCCATGCCATTTAAAAGCCCCCGCTCGGTACCAGGGTTACGCCCGGCCCGGAAAAATTGCGCGTAACTTCGGCTCGGCCGGACTCGTCGCGGATAGTAAGCTCGGCGGTACTGGTCGAGCGCTGCTCTTCTACGCTACGGGCTACCCGCTCCTGGGGCGTTACTACCTGCGGGCTACCGCCCCGGCCGCCGGCCGCCTGCTCTTCCTCGTCGTCTCCGAATCCGAAAAACGAAGCCACGCCGCCGCCAATGTTCGAGATTTTATCGGATACCGCGCCGGCCGCGTTCTTTATTTTGTCGGTTATGCCGGTAATTTTTGATAGCGCGCCGTCGAATATCCCGGTAACTCCGTCCCATAGGTCGGCGAAGAAATCCTTAATACCTCCCCAGGCGTCCATTACTTTACCGGCCGCGCCGGTTAGCCATTCAATCGGGCCCGAGAGACTGTCGAGGATAGCGCGGCCGAAGTCGACGATAGCCGCTTTAATCTCATCCCACCATATAACGGCGGCCGCGATAATAGCGATAAGCGCCGCGATACCCAGGACAATAAGCCCGACCGGGTTAAGAGCCATTACCAGGTTAACCGCGGTCATTACTGCGACGAGAGTGTTAAGAACCGCCGACAAAGCCACGACGCCGCCAACTACCTTAAGAATCGTACCGGCGTTCTCCCCCAGGAAGCGCGCGAACGTCCCGAGCGTATCCAGGGTGTCGCTTATGCGTTCGCCCATATCGTACTTCTCGCTGAACTCGACGACGGCCTCGACAATCCCGAGGACCCGGTCGCGTAGGTTCTTCGCGAACTCAATAATACGGGTCTGGATTAGCTCTTTATTCGCGACGGCCCACTCCCGCCACTGGCGTAGCGTCTTCGTTACGGCCGGCATCATGGGGAGAATAACGCCCTGTAAAAGCCCCATAAGCGACCGCTTAAGACTGTTTACGGCGTCGTTATAGGCCTCGGCGGCGACGGCCTGGGCCATGGTTATATTACCGTTCTCGCGTTGCTCTCCGCGGAGCCCGGCGATAGCCTCGGCGCTGTTGTCGGCAATGTTTACCAGGTTCAGACCGGAGCGGCTAAACGCGGCGTTCGCGAGCGCGGCTTTTTCGGTCGCGCTATCGGCGCCGCGCATGGCCTCGACATAAAGCGCGAACGCGTCCGACACGCTTTCGGTGTTCTGTAGCTGGCGGAGTAGCTGGGGGTTTATGTTCTTGAGACCGGAAACGAGCGGGCCCATACCGCCCTTAGCTTCGCCGAGACGCTTCGAGAAGGCCCCGAGCGCGTTATCGAGCTGTTCGGTAGGGACGCCGGATTGCTCCGCTACGAACTTCCACTCCTGTAGCTCTTCGATAGGAAACTGTAGCCGGCGGGATTGCTTCGCCAGGGAATCGGCGGCGTCGGCCGTTCGGTTAAGCGCGGTTACAACCGCGGCCCCGCCGACGGCCGCCAGCCCGGCGCCGAACTTCGCGACTCTCGCGAGACCCCGGCCCATGCCTTTTACGATTCGGTTTACCTGGCGGTTCGCGGTCCGGAGACCACGCTCCATACTACGCGTAAACTTCCCGACCTTGTTTTGCATACGGGAGACGGGAGCCGTAATTCGGTCTACTGCTTTAAATACGGCCTCGACGCTAAAACGGCTCGCCATGCTCTGCCCCTATCTCGGTTTAGTATGCGCTTTTAGTTCCCCGCGTAGCCCCTCGTAGAAAAATCGTATTTCATGCGCCCGGAGCGTTCGCGGATCCGGTACCCCTGGGTAGTCCCGACATACCTGTAAAAGCATCTCGGTATAGACCCGGGGGAACGTATGCTCGCCATTTGGGAGCCTCTCGTCCGCCCCGTGTCGGACTAGCGGGGTACCGACTAGCCCAAAAAAAGCGTTGTAATAGCCATGCAGACTTTAAGGTCCCCCATTTGCATACGCGAAAACGTACTCGAATGGGTCCGGGTCATATCCGCCATGGCCGCGTAGAGCTTGCCGATATCCTCGGACTTCTTTTTCCGGTCCATAGCCATAAGCGACGCGCCGGTCGGTTCGTGAAACGTGAGCGGCTCGGCGTCTTTCGTACGCTTCGGCGTGTAAACCGGTTCGCCCTTATCGTTTACCGTGAGCGCGCCGGACTGAATCGCCCGGACGACGCGGTCCTTTTGCTGCTGGAAGCCCTGCTTATCCTCTTCGCTCATATCGGAGGGGTCGACGTCCAGGTCCATAGATTCGACGAACCGGTCGAACTCCGCCTCGGCTACTTCTTTCGCTACTTTATCGTTCATGGTTTTACGCCCTATTTCGTAAAAATGGTCGCCGCGTCCCGGCCGAAGCCAGGTATAGGGATAGGGCGCCCCCGCGGCGTAATGCCCTATTTATGCCCGCGCCTTACTGCTTAGTAAGAACGCCCGGACCCATTAAGGATACCGACGCCGTCGCGTTCTGGCTACTGGCCTGGGTCTCGCCGACAATCTGGGCGGTCGCCTGCCATGTAGACCCCGAGGCGTAGGAAATAGCCACGGGGAAGAAATCGTTACGGTTCGATAGCTCCTGTAGGAACTCATGGTCGCCGCGGTCGTCGTCGACCTCGACGGTAAGGCCGTCCAGCGACAAGGGGACGCGCGTTTTAATAAGCCGCGCTGTACCGTCGCCGTTAGACTGTACCTCGTTCTCGAATCCGCCCAGCTTGCGCTGGGCTTCCGCGTCGGCCGCTACCGCGAAGGTCCGGCCGTCTAGGGTTACTGACTCAATAGAGCCGCCGACTGCTGCCATTTTAAAGGCCTCCTATTATGCTACGACCGCCTGGGTACCGAAAAAGAACCCGAAGTTAAGGTCGACCGAGATGATATTCGTATTGCCCGAGAGCTGGACGGTCGTAGAGACGTCGAGCCGCTTCGGGTTCTGGTCGTTAATGCCCGCAACCGTGGCCGCCTTCGCCGCTTCCGGCGCGCTGATGATAGCGTTAAGGCCCAGGCTATCGAGCATAGCGGAGACCGCCGCTACGGCCGCCTTCGGCTTTTTCGCCGAGCGGTTTACGGTCGGCTGGTCGTCCGGAATAAGCGGCGCGCCGTCCCATTCCTTCGTAGCGAAAATAAGGTCAAGGTTAAAGATGATATTTTGAACCTTTACGATATCGACCACGAACCG